GTGAATACCTAATAGGGTGTAAAGCTCCACCCCTTTACACTTCCCCAAACCGATACACGACAGTCAATATCTCATATCTGTTAAGCGTCTCAACCTGTGACTATTTGACAATCGTTGACAACTGTGCTACAATGACCGGAGGAGGTGGTACCTATGATACTCTACGAAGTATCGATTAAAGACAACGAAAACGATCGTCTGTATCGGGTGTACACGCGCAACCGTGACGAACGGTTTGCCCTGCGAGCCTTGTGCTATACTCGGCACTGGCCGTGCATCCGCGTGCCTGCGATCAAGGACAACCGCGAGGGCAGTATCTCTGTCCTTGAATTTGAGAGGAGGGAAAACCTGCTATGATAGAGATGAGCGGTTATATCAAATGCGAGGATGTGCGAAAGCTGGTCTGCACATACTGCGACTATTATGGAATATGCGACCGAGAAGGCGATTGTCCTCTTTTGAAAAACTGGAAGCTATTACTGTGGCCGATGTGCGTGAGAACGTGCATGCGAAGTGGGCTGTATTGCGCATGGAGGCATGGAATAATGGCGTGATTATTGCAACACATTGCAAGTGTACACGATGCGGCTATCAAATTCCCTATCATGAAAGAAACAACTTTTGCCCGTTTTGTGGCGCACGCATGGATGGAGGCGATAAAGAATGAAAAAGGACATCTTCTGCGCAGGCGTATCGTTTACGGGCCGATCTTATACGGCCCTGCGCGCGCTCGAGCGCGCATATCCTGAAATGAGCCGCAGCGAGATTATCGGCCGCGCACTGCTTCTGGCCGTGGTAACGTCTGCGGGAGAGCCTGAAACGTTTTGTGCTCGGAAATATAATCCCCGCGGGGAGGTGTAACGCATGGCAAAGCAAAAATCGTTTGAGTTTGCATATCCCGCGGAGTTTTACACACCATATGGAATTAAAAATCTGTCTGACAAGCAGCTTCGCGACGAATATACGCGCATGCGCGATGCGGCACGTAAAAGCGTAAATCGTCTTTTGAAATCAGAGTTTTCGCATACGCAGGCCGCGAAGCAATACGGAAAGGGGTTTGCGGAGCTTCGTGCTCTTACTGTTAAACCACCGAAGCAGGCAGGGCCCGAGGAGCGAGCAATCGCGATGGCTGCGACGCGCAGTAGCATCGAGGCCGAGTTTATGCGCATGAGCGTATTCATGCGGTCTCCCGAGGTTCATCTGAAGGGTTTGAGAGAAAAGCGGGCACGTGATATAAAGACGTTTAAAGAGCACGGGTTTTATGTGAACACGAAAAACTATTTCAAGTTTTTGGATTTTATGGATCGGATGCGCGAAAAATACGGCAGCAGGATTTTCGACAGCGATCAAGCGGCAGACCTGTTTTCGGCCGCAGAGCGCGCCCACTTAACGCCTGAACAGCTTGAAAACATGGTTGAGCGTTACCAAACAGGCGGCGAGGAGGGCGCGCAGCAGATGCACGAAATTGCTAAACTGCGAAATCCGCGCAAAATCCGCGAGGCGTATGCAGCAGCTTTTGAATCTGTGCACGGGAAGTGATATCTTGTCTATCATAGTAGCATGGGACGACCCGCGGCCGATCGAGGCTATCAGGGCCGCGCCGATCCTCAAGCGCAGGCGCGGGAATCAGGGAGGCCGGACAAAATACCGTTACCGCGATATTCTGACCGCATGGGATACCGAGACGACGCGCCTTGCATGGTGTGAACAGTCGATCATGTATGTCTGGGCGTATCAGATCGGCACCGACTATACGGTTATAGGCCGAACGTGGCCGCAGTGGATTGACTTCTGCCGGCGCGCGATCGAGGCCGCGGCACCGGCTCGGCTTGTGACGTGGGTGCATAACCTGAGCTATGAGTTTGCGTTTCTCGGATGGTACCCGTGGCGCGATGAGGACGTTTTCGCGGTCGACCGGCGCAAGGTGCTTCGTGCGGTCATCTTCGATGCGATCGAATTGCGCTGCAGCTATCTTCATAGTAACATGAGCCTCGCCGAGTACACGGCCAAAATGGGCGTAGAGCATGGCAAGCTGTCGGGCGAAGAATTTGACTATTCCAAAATTCGCTATCCGTGGACGCGGATCACCGATAGAGAGCTCGCGTATATACAGAACGACGTGCTCGGCCTTGTCGAAGCTCTCGCGGTTGAAATGGCGCACGATGGCGACAACCTGTACAGTGTGCCGCTCACATCGACCGGATACGTGCGGCGCGACTGTAAAAAGGCTATGCGCACGACCGGCCGCGACTACGTCCGTGGTATATACCCGTCGTTTGACGTCTACGTCGAATTGAGAGAGGCGTTTCGTGGAGGAAATACGCACAGCAACCGTTTTTACGCGGGGCTTATCCTGCATGATGTGCACAGCGCAGACCGGTCAAGCTCATACCCCGACGTTATATGCAACTGCCTGTTTCCCGTCTCGCCTTTTGTGCGAATCCCTTATGAGGTGACGCTTGACGATATCCTGCGCATGGTGCGACGGGGCCGCGCGATCCTGACACGCATACAGTTCGAGGGCGTGCGGCTGCATGATCCGCTTTGGGGCTCGCCATATCTCGCCCGCGACAAATGCCGGCACATCGTCAATGGCGAGTACGACAACGGCCGCATCCTGCAGGCCGACAGCCTGCAGACGACCGTCACGGATATTGACCTGCAGATCATTTTGCAGGAATACGATATCGACGGGATCGCGTTTTTCGACACGTATCACGCGCGATATGGGCGGCTGCCGGCTGCGCTCACCGATGTAGTGCGCGACTATTACAGGCGCAAAACCGCGCTAAAGGGCGTGGAGGGGCAGGACATTTACTATCTGAAAAGTAAAAACAAGCTCAACGCCTGCTATGGCATGATGGCGCAGGATATCGCGAAAGTGCTGATCCTCTATGCGGGCGGCCGCTGGATCGACGACCCCAATCAGACGAAACAGCAGGTGCTCGAAGCCGGCGCGAAACGTGCGTTCCTTGTATATCAGTGGGGCGTCTGGGTTACAGCTTTAAGCCGTCTACGCCTCGAGGAGGGCATCCGGCTCGCCGGTCACAATTTCGTCTATGCGGATACCGATTCAGTTAAATATTTAGGCGAGATTGATTGGAGCGCGTACAACCGGCAGCGTATGCGCGACAGCATCGAGACGGGGAGCTGTGCAGATGATCCGGCCGGACGCACTCATTATATGGGAGTGTTCGAGCAGGAAGATGATATGCGCCGGTTCAAAACGCTGGGCGCGAAAAAATACGCCTATGAGGACGAGGACGGCCGGCTGCATATCACGGTTGCGGGTGTATCGAAAAAGCTCGGCGCGGCCGAGCTGGCCGAGCTGGGCGGGCTTGACGCTTTCGAGGAGGGCGTCGTTTTTCGCAAAGCGGGCGGCACGGAGGCGATATACAACGATAACGCGCACGGCGATCTGATCGTCCGCGATCGCGGGATGACGGTTAAATTGCGGCTGACGCCCAACGTCACGCTCAGGCCCTCGACGTATACGCTCGGCATTACCGGCGAGTATGACCGCCTGCTTCGATACTCGCACGAGCTTTTGAAAACGCTTGACAGAGATTGACAATGATGCTATCATGAGACTGCGGGCACGGCCCGACAAAAAAATTAAAGGAGACTGTGAAAATGGAAATTATCGAAATGAGCAAAAACGTCGACAAGAAAAAGGCTTATCAGCTCACGCATGCCATGCAGACCCGCAAGGTGCAGGACGCCGTCGACAGCGTGCTCCCCGTCAACGCTTGGGTGCGCTATACCGACATCGACGCGACAACCGGCGAGGCGAAGGAGGTTGTCGTCCTCGAGAGCGAGGGCGAGATTTTCGGCACGATTTCCAAAACCTTTATCCGCGAGTTTACGGACATCATCGCGGCCTTTGGCGACGACCCCGATCTCGCGATCAAGGTTGTGGCGGGGACGAGCAAGGCCGGCAGAAAGTTTGTGAGCTGCGAAATCGTCTGACTCCGTGGGCCCGCTTCGGCGGGCCTTTTCTTTTGGAGGTGTTTGCATGGGGTTATATATGCTCGATAAATACGGCGCTGTCGATATGCGCCAGATCATATACTGCGGATGCACATATATCATCGTGATCGGCGCGAGAGGTACGGGTAAAACATACGGGGCTTTGGAAACAGTGATACAGGATGCAACTCCGTTTATTTTCATGCGCCGTACCGATAAGCAGTTAAAGATTTTGTCAAAACCCGATTTTTCGCCTTTTACTCCTCTTAACGATGACCACAGCGGGTGGAGCTACGGCATGTACCCGATCGGGCCCGATCAATACGGGATTGCACAGCTGCTCGAGGACGGCAAGCCTGACGGCGAGGCGCTCGGCTATGCGATCGCGCTATCAACATTTGCGAATGTCCGCGGATTTAGCGCGGACCGTGTGAAAATCCTGATTCAGGACGAGGTGATGCCCGAAAAGCACGAAAAAGCAATTAAAGATGAGGGCGACGCGCTGCTTAATGCCTATGAGACAATCAACCGTAACAGAGAGTTAAAAGGTAAACCGCCTCTCATCTATCTCGGCATGACCAACGCCAACGAGCCCGTCAGCCCCATTTTCGAGGCACTTAACGCGCAACGGATCATCGACAAGATCGCAGCGCGCAGGCAGGAAGTCTATATCAATCGTGAGAAGTCTCTCGCGGTCTACAATCTTGTTAATAGCCCGCTATCGAAAGCTAAGGCGAAAACGGCCCTATATAAACTCACTGAAGGATCGGATTTCTATAAAATGGCAATCGAGAACGATGCAGGCGGCGACCGCTCACAGGTGCGCCCGTCGCCGCTCAGGGAATACCGGCCGATTGTACAGATCGGCCCGCTCTGCATCTACCGGCACAAAAGCCGGCGAGAGCTCTATGCCTCGACGCACGTCATCGGCAGCCCGCCGGCCTACGGCACGGACGACATGGAGCTGCGTCGCTTTGTCCGCGATCATGCGGACATTTGGCGCGCCCAGCTCGAGCGCCGGGTGTTTTATGAGACGTATACGGATGAGGTCTACTTGACAAACTTGTTTACCTAATGTATAAATAAGACAAGGGCCCCGCGGACAAGAGCAGCGCCGGAAGCGCGTCCACTCCCTCGCTCGGGGATTGATCGGGGCCCAACCTTTTGGAGGTGCGTGCATGGACGTCAATGCTATTACGACCATGATCGGTACGCTCGGTTTTCCGATCGCCTGCGTCATCGCGATGTTTGTACGCGAGGGCAAGGATGCGGAGGCCCGGCGTGAGGAGCGCCGGATCGAGCGCGAGGCCCGCGCGGAGGAGGCCGACAAGTGGACGACCGCGCTTAACAATAACACTGCCGCAATCCGCGAGCTCGTCGATTATATCCGGGGAGGGCGAGCAGCATGATCGGCTCCCCGCTTGTCTCGCTCTGTATCCCGTCGCCCAATCACAGCGGCCCGCGCACGCATGCGATCGATACTATTACGATCCATCATTGCGCCGGCAACATCACGATGCAGGCGCTCGGCGCGATGTTTGCGCAGCCGTCGAGGCGCGGGTCCTCCAACTACGGCATCGGCACCGACGGCACGATCGCGCAGTTTGTCGGCGAGGAGTGCCGCAGCTGGTGCTCTAACAATGAGGCCAACGACCAGCGCGCGATCACGATCGAGGTCGCAAACTGCGGAGGCGCGCCCGACTGGCCGATCAGTGACAAGGCGCGCAGCGCTCTGATCGAGCTGCTCGCGGACATCGTGAGACGCAATGCGACGCTCGGCGGCTCGTTGCGCTGGCGCGGATCGCCCGCGTATATCGGCCTGACCAAGCTGCAAAACCTTACGCTGCACAAATGGCTGTACCCGACAGCATGCCCCGGCCCGACGATCGAGCGGATGATCCCCGAGATCGTCGAGGCCGTCAACGCCAAGCTCGGCGCCGGCAGGCGCTACTACACCATCCAGATCGCAGCTTTTGCCGACCGCGACAACGCGGAGCAGCTGCTGCAGACCGTGCGCCGAGACTACCCAACCGCTTATATTAAGGAGGTGACACGATAATGCAGATTGACGACATCCTCGTGCTGGCGCGCGCCGGTTTTAACGCTGCGCAGATCGCTGCCCTGCAGCAGCTCGCGCAGCCTGCTGCTCCCGCAGCTGCTCCCGCTCCGGCAGCTGCCCCGGCCGCGCCGGCTCCCGTTCCGGCTCCCGCGCCGGTGCCCGAAGCTCCCGCACAGAGCGCGACCGACGCCAAGCTCGACACGCTGATCAGCCTGATGCAGACGCAGCAGCTGAGCCAGCAGCAGCCGGCCCCGCCTACGGCCGATCAGATCCTCGCGGAGATCCTTGACCCCAGACCGGCACAGCCGGCCGAAACTAAGTAATCTTTTGGAGGTGACATAATAATGAGTGTCAATGACATGAGCACCTATCAGGGTGCAACCCTGCTCAACGCCTACGCGCAGCAGGCAACCGGCCAGAGCTCGATTGTCGCGACCGGACCGAATGATTTTGTCAGTGCGGCGACAACCCTGCTCAAAATGGGATATGATCCTGTGATCAACGCGATGTCGCAGGTCTGGTCCCGGACACTTTTTTCCATTCGGCCATATGACGCGAAGCTCGCCGGCGTGGAGATGGACCTGACCCGTTGGGGGAACGCAATTCGCAAAATCTCTATCGCGGATAAGCCGGCGATGGATGATGAGGCGTTTGTCTGGCCTACCGCCTACGATCCGACGCATACAGACAACCCCCTCGGCGAGGGTATCTCCGTAGACATGTATAAGCAGTATAAGCCGGATATCCTGCAGACAAATTTTTACGGTCAATTTGTCTACGAAAACGCTTTTTCCCGGTACAAGAACCAGTTTGATGTAGCGTTCTCCGGCCCCGAAGAGCTCACGCGGTTTACTGAGCTGCTGAACGTCAATCGTAGTAACAAGCTCAATAAGTGGCGCGAAACGCTTCGTCGCGGGCTTGTCGGCAATCTGATTGCCGCGGTCGTCGCGGAGAATCAGCAGGGGCGCGTCGTGCATCTGCTGTCCGAGTATAACACCGAGACCGGCCTCAGCCTGACCGCGACGAGTGTGATGCAGCCGGACAATTATATCCCTTTTATGAGATGGGCGCGCTCGCGGGTCATGACGATCGCCAGACTGATGACCGAGTACACCGAGCTCTATCAGACCGTCGTCAACGGAAAGCATGTTATGAGACATACCCGCCCCACCGACATGAAGGTCTATCTCTCCGCGGCAGCGCTCGATCGTATGAGCACCGTCGTCGATGCCGTTACGTTTAACGACGAGCTGCTGAGATGGGCCGATTATGAGGCCGTGTCGTACTGGCAGGCCGTCAGAACCCCGTCCAGTATCAGCACCTATCCCGTCTACACCGACACCGATGGTACGATCGTCCGCGCGGAAGATGCCGTAACGGTTAACAACATTTTCGGGATCATGTTTGATCGCGACGCGGTCGGCTACGCGGAGGTCGACGCTTGGAGCATGCCCACGCCGATGAATCCCGCAAACGGCCAGGTCAATTTTTACGACCATGTCACAGCCAGGGCGCTCATGGACATGACCGAGAAGTCGGTCGTCCTGCTGCTCGACTGATTCCGCGTCCTCCTATCTTTTCCTTTTGCCCGCTCGCGTACAGTCTCCGCGGGCGGGCGCTCTTTTTGGAGGTGATATTTTGAGCATCCCCGCATATCTCTATACCATGGATAAGAGCACGCGCAGCACGCGGCTGCCGTCGCAGGCGCCGATCCGCTACACGCTCGAGCACGCGACCGGCACGAGGATCGAGGCCGACAACGCGGCACCGCTCCCGCTGGATGAGTGCATCCTGCAGATGCTGCCGCAGCAGAGCTACAACGGATACGACCGGCCGTGGGCCGGAGGCACAGCCAAGAATAAGCTCCCACCGCGCAGCCCCACGACCGTCTTGTCATCCGGCATCACATACCGCGCTACCAGTGACGGCAGAGTGTTTGCGACCGGCACGGCGACGGCCACGTCAATCAACTATTATCCGTTTGACGTCACGCCGGGCAGGTATCAAGTGTCCTGCATCCTCGACAGCGCCCTTGCAAACGTATTTGTCTGGGATATCACCGCAAATCAGCGAGCACGCAAGTGGGACGGAACGTCCGAAAGCGATATCAGCGTTGGCGCCCTGATCGAGGTCCTGATCGAGGAGGGACACAGTTACCGTATCAACCTTCGAGTGCGCAACGGAGTCACCGTTGATAATATGGTGTTTGCCCCGCTGCTGACCAGCGACACCGAGACAGACAACACATGGGAGCCCTACGCCAACGTCTGCCCGCTGCGCAAACCGGCCAGCCCCGCAGCGCTCACCGTCTACGGCCCGGATGATGTGTCCAGCACGTGGCAATTACAGCTCCCATTTGGGCCGGAAATCTGGGGATTCAGGTTTGACGCTCTCACAGGAATTGGCGCTGTTAACTGGGATCATCTCGACGTGTACGATTATAACGATTTTGGAGATGTCCCCGAGCCGTGGTTGAGCTCGCTGGATGAGTACGTGCCCGGTACACAACCGACCGACGGCGCTGAGGTTGCATGGCAATGGACCGATATCACACAAGTGCAGATCAATCCGTGGGATGTGCGCACGTATCAGGGTGATAACATCCTCGAGTTGCCGGACGGTGTGCTCACGATCGCGTACACGTCATACGGCGACGACGATCCTCCCGAGGCGCTCGATATCATGATCGATCTCAAGGAGCCGACCGACGTGCTGCATCCGACGATCGAGCTGACGCTCGCCGGCAACCCCGCGGCATATAATTATATGTATATCCCCGAGTTTGAGCGCTACTACTGGCTGCGTGACTGGACATCGTACAATCTCGGCTATTGGAGCGTCTCCGCGGACGTCGACGTCCTCGCGAGCTGGCGCTCCCAGATCATGGACCTGCAGCTCTACGTGCTGCGATCGGCGGCAGCCGGCGACGGCCGCGTCATCGATCACATGTACCCGGCGATCGCAGACGTGCGGCGTCAGATGCTCGAGCAGGTCGCCGACCCGTGGGGCGTGAGCGAAGGGACGCGTGGCGTCTATATCGTCAGCATCTGCGGATCGGGCGAGACGTCATATTACGCGATGGCCGACACTGAGTACAAAGCCTTTTTTACGGCGCTGCTCGGCGACGATTATGTCGAGACTGTAATGGACTATCTGCCCGACTGGGAGACGGTATACCCGGCAGCCAAACTCGAGATCAACGCGCTGCAGTATATCGGAGGTGTCAAGTGGTATCCGATGACGTCACTTCCCGGCGTCGGCGTCACGCCCGTGACGCGGGTGCCCGTCGGTTATGGACATGTAGATGTCAACGCATCTAAGCTCGCGCCGCTGGCCGTGACAAATGCGCGCAGGTGGACGATCCCGCTGCGATCGATCCATCCGCAGAGCTCCCGCGGCGTCTATCTCAATCTGGCACCATACAGCACGATCCATGCGTTTGTGCCTCCGTTTGGGGTGTTCGCGATCTCGCCGGCGACGGCAGCAGCCTCCGGCAGTCTGACGATTACCGTCGCAGTTGATCTCCGATCGGGCGACGGTGCACTCAGAGTGACTACCAGTGACGGCAGCGTCGAGACAGAGCTGCACGCGGCGATCGGCGTCTCGGTCGCGATCGGGCAGACCGTCAACGCCGGCTACGGCCTGCTGGATGCCACCGGCGCAGCTGCCGGCGTCGTCGGAGGCATCGCTGGTGCAATCGGGTCTTTTTCGACCGGTAATATCGCCGGAGGCGTCGGCGCGGTGGCCGGCGTCGTCGGCACCGCGTCGTCCGCGATCGGCAACGCGATCAGCTCGCAGATTCCGACGACGCGCACCGTCGGATCGCCGGAGAGTATCGGAGCGCTGCGCGGGCCGCTCACCGTATACAGCGACCATTATATGGTGGCACCGGAGGACATCACGCACCGCGGCCGGCCGCTCTGTCAGGTGCGCAGGCTCGGCGACCTACCCGGCTATGTGCTCGTCTCCGATGCCGATTTCATGCTCCCATGCATGCAAGAGGAGCACGACAACATCCGCGCGATGCTTGAGGGGGGTGTATTTATTGAGTAATAAGAGCCTCGCGGGCTTTGTGCCCGCGACCAGCGCGCAGGGCGCGCCGTATGCGTACGACTACGTCAACGTCGCCGAGAGCGTCGTGCAGCCTTCGACGATGTGGATCGCCGGCACAGCCTCGGCGCGCTATCACCGCAGGCAGCTCTACCAGCTCGCCGCGGGCGTGCTGCGCTTTACGCAGCTCCCCGCATGGGAGCAGATGGCGCCGGACTATCTGCCGGCATGCCTGCTCTGCCTCGGCCGCGTCGCTATCCTGCGCACGGATCGCTTCGGCGTGATCCCGCAGCAGTGCGGCCTCGGCGGCTATGGCGTCCTCTACCAGCCGACGACTGCGATCATCACTAATCCGCTTTTCCGGACACGCGAGCTCACGATCGGCAGACAGTGCGCCGTCGTCAAGCTGCGCGCCGACTGGGGCGGAATCAACGACACGATCGTCCACTATGCCAATCTGCTGGCCCTCGCCGACGAGGCGCTCGCCGTCAACCTGCTCAACAGCCGGCTCGCGTACATCTTCGCCGCGTCCGAAAAGGCGGCCGCCGAGAGCCTCAAAAAGCTCTTTGATAAGGTAGCAAGCGGCGAGCCCGCCGCCGTCGCTGACCGTAAGCTCTTTAACGATGACGGGTCGCCGGCTTGGGCGACCTTTGCGCAGGACCTGCGGAGCAACTTTATCAGCCCCGAGATCATCAACGTGCGGCGCGCGATCCTCGAGGCGTTTTGCCATGAGATCGGCATCCCCGCAGCCAATACCGGCAAGCGTGAGCGTCTTAACGTGGATGAGGTGCACGCGCAGGACGTCGAGACGACCATCCGCATGGACGACATGATCGACCACATGCAGCGCGGATTCGCCGAGGCGTGCGAGCTGTTCGGGCTGCCGGATCGCTCTATTTGGGTGGAGTGGCGCCGGCCGCCTGAGGAGCTGCAGCTTTCCGATGAGGAGGTGTTAAGCGTATGATTCGGGCAACGCTGAGCCTGCGCGGGATTTACAGATACGCGCCGACTATTTTTGATGAGCTTGTGCTGCCGGAGACGGACGTCGACCGCGACGATCTGATCGCGGCGCTGGTCCTCGAGTGCGCCGATTTTGAGGTGCTCTATCCGCAGCCGGATGTGCTGCGCGACGCGATCGGGCTCTGGAGCCGGCGCAGGCTCGACAACTGGGTCAAGCTCGCCGAGACGCTGCATTATGAGTACAACCCGATCCATAACTATGACAGGACCGAGACGCATGAGCGGACGACCGGCCGGAATTACAGCGACAGCGCGATTGGCAACGGCACCAGCACCGGCAGCCAAAACGCATATAATTCTGGCTGGACTGAGCGAGATCGGGCCGTCAGCACCAGCACAAGCACTCGCACCGGCGAGCAGGGCGAGGATGAGGACATCACGATCCGCGCGTCCGGTAATATCGGCGTGACAACGACGCAGCAGATGATCGAGGATGAGCGCCGCGTCGTCGAATACAACTTGACCGAGGCAATCATCGATGATTTCAAACGCAAGTTTTGCTTGCTCATCTATTAAAGGAGGCAACAGTTATGGCGTATGATATTTACCCCTATACGAATCTGCATAATCTCAACCTTGACTGGATTCTGCAGGAGATGAAGCGCGTCGCAGCCGAGAGCGCGAGCACGGCCGAGGCGCAGGCCGCGCTCAAGGAGTATGTCGATAACTGGATCGAGGAGCAGGACGTTCCCGAGCTTGTCGCGGATGAAATTCGGCGCATGGTCTCATCCGGCGAATTTCTCGCCCTGATCGGCGGGCAGATTCCCGCGCTGCTTACCAACCGCAAGGGCCGGCGCTGGCTCTTTATCGGCGACAGCTACGCAAACCGCACGGACGACTGGGACGACACCGTCGTCGCGGATTGGGGCCTCACACGCGCCGATCTGACGGAAGGCGACAGCTACGGCGATGATACTGACTGTTTCACCATCAAACGGGGCGGTTATGGCTTTGTCGGCGTGACAACGTCGATCGGTTCGGGCGGTCCGTGGCTTGATCTGTGCACGCGCTACTGGCCTGCGGACGTGGACAAGGCCACCATTACGGATATTGTCATCGTGGGCGGCTATAACGACCGCGGCCCGCTTGAAAACGGTGCCGCGAACGTCGCACAGGTTTTCAACGCGATGAAAGCGTTCGCAACCGGATTCACCGACAGTTTCCCCAATGCTGAAATCTGGGTTGCGGAAACAGGCATGCACAGCCGCAACGTGCTCGACCGGCAGCGCCTCGAGCTGGCATATCGGGCGTATAGCCGCGCCGCGGATGTCGGGCCCAACTGGCATTACATCAAAGGAGCCGAGGGCCTTCTGCACAGCCTAAACGCGCTGAATGATGAAGATTTTCACCATCCCACAAGCTCGGGCGGGATTCGCCTCGGCCGCTACATCGAGTATGCGCTGCAGCACATCGAGCCGCCCGTGCCCGTCGTTTTCGGCGAGCTGGCCGCGGTCACCGGCGTCACGTTCCCACACAACACCGCCTATTTTTCGTGGTATGATCCCGACAGCCTGACCGCACACATGCGTTTTATTGGGCTGTGCGATGCGACATTCTCGGGCGACCCTCTCGCGGTCAATACCGTGAAAGCAATCGCTACGCTGGCGAGCGTGGCCGACAGCTATATCGTCGCTTCGCAGTTCGCCGCGACGTATCTTGAGCCGAGCGCAACCGTGCTGACACGGTTCGGGGCGTCGACCGATCTGCCCGCGATGACTCTGCCGGCAGCCGCGCAGCTTTACCCCGTCAACACTGGGGATTATAACTTTTCGATCAAGCTGCTCGAGCTCCCCGCGACAGGGCTCGGGGCAACGGGCGTCAATCTCTCGGCTATTGATATTTCGCAGTACATCTTCAATTGACAGGCAAGGGCCCGCGCAAGCGGGCCTTTATTTTTCTGTTTTGAGGGTTGACAAGTGTTGACAACTTGTGATACAATGGCTTTGGGCCGACAGGTCTGCACGGCCTGCAATATCAGAAGGAGGAGACGATAATAATGCTGAAATTCTACAAAATCCCGAACACAGATATTCGCAAAGCTATTTCAATGACCGATCAGGGCTCTCGGTGTGTTTGCCTGATCGGCACGGCAAAAGAGTTGTACGAAAACAAGATCATTCTGACAAAACCGTCTGAAACGGCCGCCTATAAATGGCTGCTTATCCCTCGAGACGCAGAGCTCACAAGCTATTCGTTCAATCTGCTCGAGGACGCGAAAAACAAAGCGAGGAGGCTGTACCAATGAAAACAATCCGTGCAACGATCCCCTGCAGCCAACAGCTGCTCACCAGCCCCGCATGGGGCGACATCCTCGAGGGCCTCAAGCGAAGATACCTGCGCGATCTCTGGCTCTACACACCGGTCCATCTCGAGGAGGGCCGCGACGAGCTGGGCGATCGCTGGCTCAGACAGTCGATCACGTACACAGTCCTCCGGGAGGACGAGACGATCTACTTCCGGATCGTGGGGCCGTGGCAGTGCATGGCACCGCACCGCAGGATCACCGGCTGGCCGGCCTGATCGACAGGGCAGAGAGCTCGGGCAGATGCTCGGGCTCTTTTTCATGCCGCTAATAGGAGCGTCACGGGTGCAGACGGTTAAACAATATGGGATATTGACTGTCGTGTATCGGTTTGGGGAAGTGTAAAGGGGTGGAACTTTACACCCTATTAGGTATTCAC